GTTGCCTTTCTCAGTTTTCTTCTTGCTGCTGTCGTGGGGTTTCTTCTTCGTTCGCTGATCCTTCTTATCCTCCTGGCGGGTGGCCTCGCCGATCGTCTCCTCATCCACGACAACGCGAGGGCCTTTGGGGGCGGCGTTATGGATGGGGAGGCATAATGGCGGGATGAGCATTTGGTCGTGCCAACCGTAGCCGTCCAACCGTTCCAGCCAGCTTGCAAACTTGGGGTAGTCGAAAGCAAGCATTAGCGGGTTGAGGTTGACGGCGTCGGCATACCAGTCGCAGGGATCGTTGGGCCACTGGTCCGCTGGGTCGCTGCTGTCAAACCAGCGTTGCAGTTCCCGAGTGTGGAACTCGGGCTTGAGCTTAGCGGTGACAGCGCGGCAGAGGGGGCCAATGATGGGAGTGTTGGAATCAGTTTGCAGGAAACTCATGGCCTTTTGGGCCATTTTCTCATGGGACGTGATGCTGGGCGGCAGGTTGGGGCTGGAGTGGAATTTGGCCAGCTGCCGGTAAACGTCGCACGTGGAGTTGTTGTCTCCGAACCAGACGTCGGGGCCGAACTGTCGGGACAGAAAGGTCACACCGGGCTGGCCCCGCTGGATGACGGCAATCTTGAGGACGTGGCCGAGCCAGGCTGAGGCCCGGGGGAGTTCGTCAGTGGGATCGCCAGTTAAGCCATCGTCGCCGCCGTAAAGTCCTAGTTGGCATAGTCTGGACCAGGCGGGGGCTGCGGGGATAAAGCTGCCGTCGGGATACTTCGTCATGCGGATGGCGAGGAAGTTCAGGAAGGCATTGAGGTAGGAGTTGAATGCTGCAGTGGGGGGATCGCCCGAGTTCTGAGCGTCGCCCGTGGAGTACTTCACGCCGTCACGCCCGTAGCCGGTGAGGCGGTGGGTGTGATTGTGAAGCTCCAGGATGCGGTTGTGGTGCTCGGGGGAGAAGAAGTGCAAGAGTGTGAGTTTTTCGAGGAGTCTAGCCTTCGCGTCCTTGTGACCGTCGAATCGGGAAAAGTCGGTCATGGAGGCGGTTTCCGAGCGGGAGCAGATGTCCACGACACGGTCGGCGATCTCGCGTGGAGTTTTACCGAAGGCGTACCATGGTTGGGTTTTGAGGTGCTCGGAGAAGGAATAGATGTAGAGGGAATAGTCATGCTTGAGGAGAGGCCCGACCGTGGAGATGACTCGCGGGTCACCCGGGTGGTCTAAGGACTCCGGTTTGATGAAGGATGAGATGTAGTCGCGGGCAGCAAGCGTGACGCCGGCGGCGGACTCAAG